ATCCAGTTTTCATTGGCCTTCGCCCATGCCACCAGGGCAACTTGTTCTGAATGTTCACTCATTGGCTCCCCTTCTGTTGTATCTCCCAGTCCCTAAACCAATCACGGCGCTCACGTTCTTCTTTATCTCGCCGCTGGGTTTGTTCTAATAGCATAGGGGCAAACCTTGGATGGCTACCCATTCTCGTTTTATGCCTTAGCCTACGGAGCGCCTTAGCTTCAATCTGACGGATCCTTTCCGGGGACAACCCAAACCAATCAGCAACAGCCTTCAAGGACCTAGGTGCCTTACCATCCAGCCCAAACCGCATTACCAGGCATTCCTCTTCACGGCTTGTAATGGTACGAATTTTCTCCCTAAGCAAATCCAAGGTATCCTGGTCATCTTCGGTTGGACCAAGTAAATGGTCAGTGGACATTTCACCTGTAAGCTGTTCCATCTCCTCCAAGTCCATTTCTATTTCAGCCTTGTTCTTTTCTAGGGGCTTTAAAATGTGTTGTTCAGGGAATAGCATCTCCGGGACAACCTTCAAGGCCCTGGCTATCTTTAAAATAGAGTCAGACCACCTATCAGTCTTAGTCCAGGGGGATTTTAATAAATTAAGATACCTCCCAATGTCTGATTGGCTTACCCCAGAAGCCCGGTGCAAGGCCGCGGCTGTTTCCATCCCATTAGCCCGCATAACACTAAGCATCGGGCCGTTCTTGATCTTAAACTGTATCACATAGTCTTTAACCATCATCATCCTCCCTTTTAGCCTTCGATTTCCGGTAACCCGGCGCGTTTCTTGGCTGCATTCAGTTCCAGGATATTAATGTGCATTTCAGCAATATTATTTATTGTGCCACCTTCAGGAACCGTTAGCTTATGCCTATCATATTCCATTTTCAAAGCGGGTATCTTGGGGTGCATTTTTAGTTTCATGGCTAACCCACCACCATCCGGAAGCTGATAGGTAGTGACTTCCTGCACAGCCTTGAAGAATCCTGGGGGAATATCCTTCTTATCCTTGAAGACAAACTCCCCATTGCCATTCATTTCCATGCCATCAAGAATATTAGATTGAGCCAGGGCTTTGACTTCCAGCTTGGCGTCCCGAGCAGTCATACCACAATCTTCATCAATCTTTTCAAGGCCTTGGTCAATTAATGGTCTAATTCCATCATGCTTCAACAGCCTTGGCCCTTGTGAATAGGCAGTTTTTTCGCTATAACCTGCTCTAATTGCTGCTTGTGTAGCATTCTTATCCACCAAATATTCTGAAACAAAGTTCTTTTGCTTTTTGTTGAGTTTATTCTTTGTTTTCTTCCCCATCACCGTACCCTTATTCATCAAACATATTTTCTGCTTTGGTCTTTATGGTCTTAACCTTCCCTGGGTCTTGTGTTCTAAACTTGGGAAGTTTTGCCCTACGTTTAGCTGTGGCATCTGCCTTAGCCATAGCTACCCTAGGTTCTGGCTTTTTCTTCTTTGATTCTACTTGTTTATTCTTCTTAGTGCCTTTCAATAACTGTGAATCATCATAGTCAGTCATTTAGCTTTTCTCCAATTATGGGGCTGGTTGCGGTTAGACACGAAAGAGTTTCCGCAACAACTCAACTAATATAGCGGTCATATCAGCCCCAACATTTAAGGGCATTGCAGGGGTTTACCACAACCTTGCGGGCATGAAGGTACTTAGAAAGACCCTGTGGCTCCCCCACAAATTACAAATTATTCACCCATTCCCCTTTGGGATAGTTCTTCGAACACGGGGTTTTCTCATGGGCTTTTTCACCGGGGGTTTATGTCTTCCACCTTTTCCATGCTTTGGCATATTGTTCTCCTATGTTTAAGGCGGGGCGGTCAGCTAGAGGAGGAGGCAACCAGCCAACCAGCCCCTATATGTCCATTGTTTCCAACGGACGGTCAATTGGGCTTATTTTTATCTTTGTTCTATGGGATGTGTCTTTTTCAACAACCAAATCCATTCAGTAGTTCCATCTATTTTATACGCCATCGGCTTCTGCTTTGTAAAATATTCATGTGCAAACCATCCGGACCTGGTGAGCCATCGGAGTTCGCCCGTTTTGTCCACCTCCGCCACCGCATTACAACCTGAAGCGGTCCCCCAGGCAAGTATTGAATAGCGATACGCAATACCTGGAAACGAAACCACCATAGTTCTATCGGGCGCAGGACCCCAATCCAAAAGCTCTGAAAACGGGGGAACCTGCATGGGGTCATCGGCGGAAACCTTCACCGTCAACACCAGAATGACCAGCATACCGCATATCAAATTCACGAAGTTTTTCCTGGCTACTTTCAAATAAGTTTTCAGGTTCCCTCAACTCCTCTCGCACCAGCTTGCCCTTCCTGTCATACGTTCGACAGGGGAAGTAAACTGGCATATCAATACTCCCTCTGAACCGCCAACCACTGGAATCCCCACCTAGGTGGCATGGGTATTCAGCGCGTCCATCAGGAAGTTGGGTTTTCATTCTTGCAAAATCCTAATCTGTTCTTCATACTTTTCCCGAAGTCGTTTTTCAATGACCCAGGCGTATCCAATAACATCTTTTGGGCATAATCGGTAGTCATACCATCCATGTTTTCCAAGTAGCCCGACACATACTGGGCGTTTAGGCGATTTATATAGCTCAGAGGCTTTACCGCCGCTTGTGTAACACGCTGGGAGGACCAGAACCAGAACCATTGTCATCCCGGTCAGGGTCAGCCCTATTGAGTTCACCCAATATTGAATCTGTTTCAGCATCATGTTCCTGCCCCATTTCATGGAGAGCTTCCTTTTTTTTTAAGGTATCCTCCAATTCATCAATTTGGTCTGCCTTCTTACCCTGGCGGTAAAGCCAAATCCCAACACCGAATAGGATAAGAAGGGTGATAGTTGTCATCATCACTTGTCGTCCTTATTTTTATCCTTAAAAATATTAAGCCCAGCGATATTTACGCCCTTGAGCAGCATATTTATTACTGGGGTTAGCTTCCCAAACCATTCATCATCAATCTTGGTCGGGGTCCAAAAGGTAATTAACTTTGCCGTGCCTATTACCAGGACAGCCGCCTGCAACCAGCCGGGCATCCCACTATACATTGCCATAAATTCATCCATCTTTAGTAATCCTCCGAAATCGGGAATAGGAACTTTTGATGTCCTGTTACCCGGTATATAAATTCACGGAAGCCAGCTGAACTACGTTCAACCATGCCATCCATGCCAAACCCTTCTGCCACAAGGATGCAACCACTTGTGTTTCGGTTCCAATTTCCTTGGTGTAGAAGTATATCTGTGCGTCCTGGAATGGGGTCTCCGCCGGGGAGGAAGATTTCAAACGTGTTGCCAAACCGGGGTGAATTGGTTCGTCGTGCTTCATAAACTCCTGCCGGGATACAGGATAAGAAAGGAGTGGAGTTCCCATTTTCAAGTGGAACCCAGGGGGGTTCAAGCGTGATGCAGAACGGATAATCCCCATCCAACAGGACACCATAAGTGCCAAGCCGGTCATTAGATGAAATTCTCTTGAGAGTGATTATTTTTTCCATAGCCTAGTACCTTAATTTTACCTTAAACTATTCATTTTGTTTGGTCAACCTGGTTGACCTAAATAGAACAGGATTGCTTTCTTGGCTTCTTCCCAGGAATGGCAAACCACACAATAATAGTTGGCTTCCTCTAATTCTGAAAGCCATTCCTTCTGGTCTTTGGTGGGTTTGTTCTTCCCAAACTTCATTTCAATAAACATCCCGCCCCAGGATACCCCCCTGTGGTGCTTCTGGGCTGCCAGGAACAGGTCCGGAACGCCGCGCTTCAGCCCTTCTGCGACTTCCCACCAGCCGTTTTTTCTCTTACCTCCATTGGGAATTGCAAACAGCATCTTGAGTTCCGGAAGCCATCTTTCATTTTCCACTGCCCAGGAAACCAGACGAACCTGTTCTTGATGCTCACTCATTCTTTTTCACCATCATCCCCCCAATGGTCCAGTAATTCCTCCCATCCACATAATTATCCGGATGTTCCGGGGTGCGGATTGACCTGACCATTTTAACCACATTCATATTCATTGCCCCAAGATGTCCAAGTTCCCCTGGGGTGGGGTCCCTCCCCTTATCAGCACAGGTCTGGAATAAATACATAAAATTCAACCACTGCTGACATCCTATTGTTTCCCACATGGGTTCTACCGGCCCATATATTTTAGCCCTTTCCTGTAAGACTTCATCATCGGTTAGCCCGGTTTTCTGACAATCATGTTCCCTTGCAACAATAAGAGTCATGTCTTTTTCCCCGCATAATGGGCAACTTATATCATCTATCCCTAAATCATCAACATCCATAATCCACCCCCACTAATCTTTCAAACAGAACCCGGAGTGCAATCGCTCCAGTAGTTGGCACGACTCCATTTCCCA